GTTAATCCATTTTCTGTAATAGGTTCTTTCTTGGCGTTATATAATAATGAACGTCCTTTATTATAAACCAACCATATATTTATGACTTTGTTCAATTTACTATCAAGTGGTTCAAATTTAAGACCGAACTTTTTACTCGTCTTATATTCACCAAAACTAAACCATTTTCTATTTCTACCTTGTATAACAAGATAATTACGTTTGTTCTTATCTTCATCACTTAGTTTATCATAATCTTTTTTGTTAATAATATCCATCACATAGTCAAGGCGACTTGGAGGATGATTATCACTACCTATATATAGATTACCTACAACCCATCTTTGTAATATATTAAATTCTTTATTTGTAATAGTATCTTTGTTTTTCTTCATTATTTCATTTTTATCAATCCATCTTTTATATTCTTTTAAAACATCATACAATCTTTTAAGCGATACCCAGTTTGCTTTTTGTTTATCATTCTTTTCTTGCTTTGCTTCTTCTGTATTATAAGTTTTTTGTAAATCTATCATTTCATCTTGATATGTTTTAACAAGTTCATCATCATAATCTTTCTCAGAAGATAATGCTACAATAATAGATGCGAGTGTTGTCTTCTGTGTAGATATAGATGGTTTTACTTCAATAGCATCCATAACTTCTTTATAGTCTTCCAACCAATCAAGATTTTTAAATTCTTTTTTATTAAACATTCTTTCATGTAGTTTTTGTAAAGTTCTAATATATGCGTTTAAAGAAGTTTCTCGAAGATTTCTATCTTTGCCATTTTGAGATTTAGAACTATTAATTTTTTTCTTCAACCAGTCCATTTATATATATATACAATATATTTATATTCTTTAAATAAGCATAAAACTAGTATTTAAGTAGTTTTATGCTCTTTTTATTATAGATTTATTCTTATTTAAAGAATAAAAATATATTTTTATTCTTTAAATAAGAATAAATCCAGTCTTTTATAAGAATAAAACCGTCTTTAAGTAGTTTTATACTTAAAGAATACATATATTTTATACATTTGTATCTGTTTTTATACTAATTGTTGTTTTTTCTTCATCTTCTTTTTGATTTTCAATATCAGGTACATCTCTATCACACGATATACATCCATATAAAATAGAGCACTTCCTACAACGAGACTTTTGTGTTTGTCGTAATATCAAAGCAATTGCTCCTGCTATTCCTCCTGCCACTATACTTATATCCACCATTGTAAAAGTTTGCATTGTCATACTATATTATAATATTAATTAAATAATTAATATTATATTTAAAATATATTATCTTATTCAATATCACTCTCAGTAATACTTTCACTAATAATACTTTCATCTTCACTTTCACTAATACTATAATTTATTACGATTGATTTACGAATTGGTAGAGGGGGTTCAAGTTTCTTTATGTTAAGAAAGTTATATTTTTTAATTCTCGTAGTATCGTTTTTTATAGTATGATATACTGATGCTCTATTTTTCATACCATAATAATCTTGTATATCTTTTTGTGTTTTAAAATAACCTTTTTTAATAAGTTTATCTTTATGATAGTTTTCATATTCTTCTACTAAATAGTGATAATTTGATTTATTTGTGGTTCCTACTTTTCTACCCATTATATAATATATAGTGAGATTTTTTTATATATTTTTAAATTTATTTTTTTGATAAATTATTTAAGCAGAAACACTTACATTACCGTTTTGAAGCACCATCTGTCTTTGATAAAGACCATAAGTGCGGACGGTTCTCTGTGTGCTGTCATACTCTGTGCGTGGAAGAGTGCGTTCAATAAGAATTGGTTTTTGACTAATAAGAGTGCCTTGTTTTGTCATAGGGTTAGTTGTTAAATCTACACCGCATATATGCATCATACCATCAAAAGTAGATGTCTTTTTACCTCCTCCTGTTGCTTGACGACAACTATGTCCTTCTACAATTGATGTGCTAAATAATTGATTACTAACGGCATAAGTATCTTTTCTTGTAATGTAATCCATAGAATACTCGGCACCACTTACACATATATCATTTCCCATAACTTTCGCTACTTCTGTCTGTTTCTGTGCTTCATTTTCTAATGGTCTTGTGTATATATTCATATCATTTACTCTAATTTGATAAGTGTCAGGTTTCATATATGCTTGTGATGTATATGCTCCTTGAAATGGAACATCCGACGCGGTTGGTTGTGATGCACCAGCACCAGTATCAAGTGTATCCATCCACATAAGACTTTTAATAGTCTTTCCACTAAAACCAATTTCAGTAGTAATTTTTTGGTCTGTGTGTGTATTAGCACCTACCGCAGAAACGGCAGGAATGGTTGATGTTGAAAGGATTAAATCAGAATAAGGAACTACAATACCGTCTTTTGACATAATAGCAGATAATACTTCATTTGTGCGGTCATCGCTATATGTTAAATAATCTATAATCATTTTACAATTAGATTGTGATACTTCTACGGTGGGCGATGCTGAACCTTGTTTAGAACAACAAATTTTACCAACTTCATCTGCTCCGCTTTGTGTGTTAAATACAAGTTCAATAATGACTGGTTCAGCAATAGCAAATAGAGGCATAGCGAAATCTTTCATAACAGGAAAAAGTTCAGAAAGTTTTACAGAAAATAAAGCAGTTGTTTCTTCACTATTAGTTGGTTTAATTTGACCTGGGACTGAGCCATTTTTTTCATCTATTAACCAATGAACTACTGATGGTTGATAATGGTAAGCACCTCCTCCTGCTACATCTCCATTGCTGTCTGGTGTCATACCATCACAGCATCCTTTTGTGATTGTGTCTATGCGTGTTTTTTGTTCGTTTGTGCGGAATTGTCTTGTCATAGTTTGATAAAAACCATTCTCGTCTGTTTGTGCTACAACATTAGTGCCGATGCGGAGAGTAGCACTTTTAATAACAGAATGAATACCCGTTTTTAATGGATAAAAATATTCGTTATTTGTTTGGTCGTGAGTGCATCCAAGTTGAATACAAGAACCAGTATTAAGAATACCTTTTCTTTGAAGAACAAAACGAGCACTGTGTTTAGTAATAGTTGCAGGGTCTAAAATAGTTGTATCTACTGACATAGTGCTTACTTTTTTAAATGGAGCGAGAGACATAGATGTTGGTAGTTGAGACATACTTTATAATATATAACAATATTTTTTATTTTATAAAATTAACATTTCTTTATTAATTAATTAATCACTTTTAAGAAGAAACACTAATACCTCTATCGGAAGCGTTTAGCACATTTTGAGCGAGGACATATGTGTATAGAGCGTTTGGTGATGCACCACCTGCCCCTGTGCCGAGGTCTGATTGAACTCTAACTGCGTAGTTAGTATTATTGTATGACACTCCGACTTGATAAGGGTCAGTTCTTACACCGATAGACTGACACGCTGAAAAGTCTGGAAGATTACTCTCATATCTACAAGAACCCATACAGTCTGTTTGTGCTGTAATTCCTGTTTCTGTTCTTTGAGACATAAGGAGATGATTACTTGCGTGATAAGGTTTTACAGCGTTGAGTGCTTGTATAGATTTCTCACTTTGAACTTCATTTCGTTCGTTTGTTTCGCTTCCTACTGGTTCTACTTCTACTCTATTATCAAGTGGAAATAGAACGCCACCACGCTGAAAACTAACAGATTTAGGATCAATTTCTTCACCAAGAGCGTAGTAAGGAGCAGTATCACCTTTATTACGAAGGCGTGGTGTAGAGTTGCTATTTACTTCTGGGTTATTAACAAATGTAGATGGAATATGGTTATGAATAATAGAAAGTGTTTTTTGAGTTCCTAAATTAAGATTAGTTGTTTGGTCTGAACTATTAACAACTGAGTAAATATGAGATACAGCGTTGTATGCCATAATATCTCCTTTTTTATTAAGACTATTTGCGTCTTCTGGAATATGTAAGTCATAAGACATAGTTAAATCACTGACTTCATAATTAGCACCGAGTGCTGTGTCTGATACAGCACCTGAACCAGCGACATAATTACCGTCTTGTTTTAACCAAGGGGAGAGTGCTTGAAAATCTGGTGCGAGTTCAAGAGTGATTATAAGACCATTTACTGCTGAAAGATTAATACCATCAGTTCCAGATAGAAGACCACATCGTAGAGGAATTGAAAATGATACTTCTTGATTTTGAATTAAAGCACCTGTTGCCGAGCGTGATGCTGTTAGACCTCCTACTTGTGAGTTGCTGTCTAAATCTTCTTGTGAGTGTGTGTATGCCATATTAGTTGATAACCAACGTGGGTATTGTCTAATTTGTTCTAATGTGCGACCATCACTTGATGAAATAGTAATTTGTTGAAATACAGATGCTACACCAATACGACTGTCAAAGCAGGTGTTATATGGATTACCACCACCGCCTCCTTGTGATGAATTACCATTATTATTAATATGAGCTCCATCTTGTTTCATAAGTTTAACTTTACCGTTTAATCTAAGACTTTTACCATCTAAAAGTGCTTCTCGTTGAGATATTTGAAATGAAATAAGTGGGAAGCCATTTTTAAATGAAAATTTACCTTCACTTGGAGCATTAAGAGGTAGAATTTCGCTTTTCATAACTTGAACTATATTAGACATCTTTTATAATATATAACAATATTTTTTATT